GTTTCAGCAGAACCAAACTATGAGCCACCTGCGAAGTATGCTGGGAAGACGTTAGAAGATGTGATTGGAATGCACCAAAATGCCGAAAAGGTATTAGGTAAACAAGGTCAAGAGGTAGGGCAACAGAGGCAAATGATACAACAGCTTCTTAATGCTCAATCTCAAGCAAGTCAAACTACTGGAGCAACAGAAGAGCCTGCTAATTTTGAGGATACTTTCTACGATGACCCTGCTAAGGCAGTAAATTCAGCGATAGAAAATCACCCTGAGATTCGCAAAGCGAAGGAAGCTAACATGAGAAGTATGCAAAGTGCTAACTTGTCTAAATTAGAGTCTACTCATCCTGATTTCATGGATGTTGTAGGTGATAAGAGCTTCCAGAAGTGGGTGGGAGAGAGTGGTATTCGTACCGAGCTATTCCGTAGAGCAGATGCTACTTATGATGTTACTGCTGCTAATGAGTTAATTGGAACTTGGAAACAGATTTCAATGATTGATAAGACTCAAGAAGTAAAAGAGCAACAGAAGAAGTCAAGGCAGAAAGCAATGCGACAAACTAGCTCAGAGACTCGCTCTTCAGGCGATGCTGTTGGTGGTAAAAAGATGTATCGTAGGACTGATTTAATCAACCTACAAATTAGTGACCCAGGAAAGTATGCTGATTTATCAGATGAGATAACTCAAGCATACCAAGAGGGTCGTGTTAAATAAAACTCAATAAGGAGAAATAAAATGGCTTTAGGTACAAATCATAGTACAGTCACAACGTCAGCTAATTTCATCCCTGAACTCTGGTCGGATGAAGTTATTGGCGCATATAAACAAAACTTAGTTTTAGCTAACTTAGTTACAAAGATGTCGCATAAAGGTAAGAAAGGCGACACTATTCATATCCCTAAACCTGCTCGTGGTTCAGCTTCTGCTAAAACAGCGAATAGTCAGGTAACATTGATTGCTGATACAGCAAGTGTTGTTAATGTAAGCATTGACAAGCATTATGAATACTCAAAGTTAATTGAAGATATTGCAGAGGTTCAATCTCTTTCTTCAATGCGTAAGTTCTATACGGATGACGCTGGTTATGCTCTTGCTAACCAAGTTGACGATGACTTATTCGCATTAGCTGAAGGTTTTCAAAGTGGTACAGTAGGTGGTTCAGGCGCTGCTCTATGGGAAACAGCTGTAATCGCTGGTGATGGTACTACCGCATACAATGGTGCTACTTCGAACTCATCAGATATTACTGATGCTGGTATCCGTAAGATGATTCTAGCTTTGGATAATGCTGATGTTCCGATGGACCAGCGTTGTTTAGTGCTTCCTCCAATCGCTTCTAATGACTTATTAGCTATTAACCGTTTCACTGAGCAACAGTTCATTGGTAATGGCGAGGCTTTGAAGACTGGTAAGATTGGTCAAATCTACGGTGTAGATGTGTTTGTTACATCTAACTGCCCTACTATAACTTCAACTGATTCAGCTGTTTCAAGAATCGGTCTGTTACTTCACAAGGACGCTTTAGTTCTTGCTGAGCAAGTAGGCGTACGTTCACAAACTCAATATAAACAAGAATACTTAGGTGACTTGTTTACTGCTGACACTATTTATGGTGTTGCTGAGCTTCGTGATGATGCTGGTATTGCGTTTGCAGTTCCATCTACTTAAACGGTAGTTAGTTAAGCGTAGCCCTTGTCTAGATGAGAGGGCTATTCTGAATTAATTACGGATTAGTTATGCCACTATTTACTTATAAATGTAAAAATAACCACACTGAAGAGACTATTGTTTCTTACAGTAATCGTGAAGAACCTCAAGTCTGTTCAGACTGTGGAGAACCTTCTTACTTTAAACAAACATTCTGTACTAATTTCCAATATGGTGAGGACTATAGCTCACACGCTGCTGATACTCACAAGTGGAACTTACGTGAGAACCATAGGAATAAGACACAAGGTAAGAATTATGTATGATATATTTGAAGACAGCACAGGTAACTTAGAGATTGAACGCTTCAAGTGTAAGTTGCGTGAGATTTGGATGCGTATCTTGGATGAGACGCACACTGAAGAAGATGGCTCTAAAGAAGAGTTCATGGAAGCTAATGCTTTACACTTCGCTGACGAGCCTCAACCTGAGAATGAGATTGATAACCTAATGGATATGTTAGAAGACATGCTCGACCCACAGGAAGAGTTAGAGTCTGTTCAGAGTGAAGCTAAAGCTCCTAAATATTCAGGCTCACAACTTAAATCTAACAATGAAAAAGGTAAGATTGAAGCTACTACTTATGAAGTTAAGCATGCATCTACTAAGACCCCAGGTGATTCAAAAAGTTCAGTAAAATCAAGCACTTATGAAGCACATAGTGGTAAGATAGCACCAAGAAAAGATGCTAGAGTTATCAGAAGTTTCAGTCCTATGGCTGAGATGATGAAAGATGAGCTTACCGCTTTGAAGACTAGACAGAATATTGGTAGACGTAAGATGTTGTTTAGATTATGAGTAGATTATCACGTAAAAGAATTAATGCCTTTGCAGTTCTAGCTAATAGGAGACAATGGGGTAGAGAGAATTATGCTCCTTGGACTCCTGAGTTAGAGATAGAAACAGAGAGTGGGTTGTATATCAGAACTGAGACATCTACAGCTGGTCACCCTTTATATATTAGAACGGAGTAAACATGGCATCTATAAAAGTATCAGCACTAACCGCAAAGACAACCCCAGCAGGCACAGAAGAACTATTAATCAATGATAGTGGTGTCTCTAAGAAGATTACTATTGATAATGTAACTGAGAATAACTTTACAGATACATTAAAGTCTAAACTAGATGCTATTGAAGCTTCTGCTACAGCTGATCAAACAGGTGCTGAGATTAAGACTGCTTACCAAGCTGAAGCTAATGCTTACACAGATACTAAGAATACAAAGCTATCTGGTATAGCTACTTCAGCTAACAACTATGTTCATCCAAACCATAGTGGCGATGTAACATCTACTGCTGATGGCGCTACAGTAATTTCAACTGGTGCAGTTGATATTGCAATGCTATCTGCCACAGGCACAGCAGGGGCAACTAACTTCCTCAGAGGAGATAATACTTGGGTTGTACCTACTGATACTAACACTACTTATACATCTTCAGACTTTACTCATGATGACTTAACTGGATTCGTAGCTAACGAACATATAGATTGGACATCAGACCAAGGTGCTACCAATATACACTCTGGTAATTATACTGACACTAACACTACGTACACAAGCTCCGACTTCACACATAATAGCCTATCAGGCGTAACTGCTAACGAGCATATTGACTGGACTACTGACCAAGGCGCAACAAACATTGATGATGGCAACCTGACAGGAAGCCCTACATTCACAACACTAAAC